CAGGGAGCACGCCGTCTCTCAAACCCGCAAGAAGCAGGTCGTCGAGACGAGGCAATGTGATAGTGATTAAGGGTTCGCCCTCACTACTATATCTTGAACGCAACGTGAGAATATCACGTGACGGGTCGAATCCCACGGAGTCTCCTGCATCCAGCAGGAGTTGCTCCAGGAGAACTACTTGGCTTTTCATTCTGTCCCCTTTCTGGGGTCCCAGGATCCAAGCCATCGTAGCACATTGATCGGTGGCGTATTAAGCCACCTGAGCACCCGCTCGAGAGCGGATGTTCGCGAGAACTACTCCGAAAAGGGCACCGATTGCGAAACCGGTAGCACCTGTAAGGAACAGCAGGGAGATGATGAAAATATTCTCCACGCTTAGTTCTCTCCAGCCGCGAGCTTCTTCAAGTTCGCATTGGTGGATGCAGTGTTCCATCCAATCAGGGCAGTGGCTGCGGCCTCGATCTTGGCGTCGGTAATCCCTGTGAGGGGACGATCGGCGGTGAGCGAGACCATGTAGCCCTGGACGGTAATGAGCCCCGTGAGGGGATCAGTAACGTTTTCCTTGATGTAGAGCCTTGCCACGTTCCGACGGCGCTTTGCAGTGCCGCGGGGATCGAGGGTGAGCTCAATGGTGCCATCAGCGGACTTGAACGAACCGACCGTCGTACCCGTGAGGATGCGAGGAAGGGGCGTTGTGGTTCCGCCAATGGTGATGGACTGCGGATCAATGAAGGCCACGATGGGCTCCTACTCTGTGTTCAATTGTCGGGCTAAACCCTGTTCAATTGTTGTTCGGTTGGTATTCAGTTGTTGTTCAATTGTGAATCAACGCGATCGGGCTAGCCCGAGCGCAATGAGGATCGCGAACTGGGAGGTATTCAAGCTCCCTAGCTGCGTGCCGAATCCGAAAGGAGTTGCTCGATCACGTACTCGCTGAACCGTCGAAAAGAAGCCCGTAGGGCTTACGAACCGATGGTCACGAACGAGCCAGGATGCGGTCGGTGTTGAAACCGCACGCACCTCAGACTCCACTACGCTTGTCAATTGCGTTGTGAAGTAGGCGTAATCAACCGCATGCCGCCCAGAAAGCGGCGACAAAACATGCGCGTTGCTGATCGAGTTCCCAATGTTGGTTACCCAATCAACGAGCCATGAATATGGCGTCAATTCCCACAGAATCGTAGGATCATCAACCAAGCCAAGTTGCCTTAGCATCTCTTCCGCCTTCTCAACAAATCCCACACTCTTGCTCGTCGGCTTAACTAGCGCCGAGTAGCGTGAGGAGAACTTGTAGTCCTCGTTACCGAGGGTCTTCACACGAATATCGTACGTCCGCGGGGTAAAGTAGTTACTCGACCCTGTTTGGTACTGAAACTTCTCTCCGGTCCCTGTTTGGGGGGCGGAGGTAAGGGGACGGCCATCATAGTCCACTACGGTGGAAACTTGTGATGGACCATCCCAGCTGCGATGACGTCGGTTCGACTCGGAATAGACCATGCGGTCTAGCCCGATCAGCACCTTCAACATATTCGCATATTCTGTGATGAGAGGATACCACCCAAACTGAATGTTCAGATACTCGCCGCCAACATAACGAAGGCTACGAGTTTTACTCTGGTAATCAAACAGCGCACGGCGGTAATTCTTGAGCAATGACGGTATATCCCCCCGCAACAGTTCTACAACTGTCGTGAGGAGGTGAGCCGTTGGTCGCTCAGGAGCGGAGTTAGTGAAGAAAGCGTTGGCGGTGCCCTGTCGCTGTGTCGGAGTCGTAAGACTTCCGATATCATACTTGTATGGATATGACATCCATGCATGATTTTGGACTTTGGGACCGTTGAATTGCTGACCACTAACCAATGATCGTCCACGCATAGCTGTATAGCTCCCGGTCGGGAACGTAGGCCGGAACGTGGAATAATCAAATTCGACTTCGATGGGCCGCCTCAAGACCGTAGTCTTGCTAAAGAGGTGACCCGAGTCGGATTGAGAGACGCGATCTGTGGATTGTGCCCCCGACGCAGTTTCCGCCGGGTAGGCAGCGCGCATGACTTCCTCGTAGTACCTTTTACGGTCTGCAAGGCGGTCAACTAGATTCCCCGAATTCCTTGGGGTCTTTAGTCCGAAAACCGAAGTTTGACTCGGTGCGACGTCACTGGATGAATAATGTCCAGTCCTCCACGAATAAACATGCTCAATGACGCGAGGGTAATTAAGAGACCAATCCCAATGGGTGACAAGCCCACCGGTAGAGGCCCTCTGCTCCGCGTGCACTGCCATGTGATGGTCCTCAAGGGTCCTCACATGGTGCATGTAAGGCATACAGTTCTCCAATCTGTGATTCGACGAGGCCCCCGGGAGG